AACTTTCCAATGCCTAGCGCATAGCGGCAAGGTGCCAACAGGGCCTTTCATCACATAAATGCGAGCAAGGCGCACTTGCTCTTCAGTTAGGCGAGCGTTGTAGCATTTCTCACCGCGTTCTATCGCTGGTTTCATGTGTGGTTCCAATGCCGGATTACTCCGGCAACAATAAAGGCGTTGGTTAGTAGGTAGCTGCTGAGGATGGCAAGGCGCACCATGGCGATGCGGTCGGCGATGCGTGGATCAGGGTGACCCTTCTCGCCAAGTGCTTTGGCCAGGATGCGCCAGTAGGTCACTGGGCCTCCAACTCGGCGGCGATGGCGAGGAGTCGCGAGCGGACGCCAAATGACTCAATGCGCTCCGGCACTACCTGATCAGCAGCAGCACGAAGGACAGCAGCGCAAGCGGTGAGATGCCCAGTGTCGTATTCAAATGGGGAGTTTTCGTAGGCGGCGAGGATTTCCTGCGCGGCGGGGGATAGCGGTTGGTCAGTCATCGACGGCCTCGGGGTTGGGTAGGGCGTTGGCGGGGAGCCAGTGGGTGTAGATCAGGGAGTCGTCGGAATCGCGGCGGCTACCTGCCCATTTGGGATCAAGCAAGATCCAGCCATCAATGAAGTCATCTTCCTTGTGGCCGGGGTGCCAAAACCAGCACCCACCTTCCGCATCGCAATCCTCCGGCCCCGGCAGGCGCTCGCTCACCGGCACCGGCTCGATGGCGGGTGTGCCCCAGCGGGCAAGGACGGCGCGGGCGAAGTCCAACTCTCTTTTGTACTCTTCGACTTCGTAACAAGGTGTTGCTACTCGGTAGAGACGCAACAGCTCCTGATCACTCGGCCCCTGCGGCTCGGGCTGGGCTAGGGCGGCGCGGGTGCGGCTTGCCAACTCAGATAACTTCTGAAGACGCTCAGCTAATTGGGGAATGGAATCTGTTGGAGCACTGAGTTGAACCAGCTCAGCGCACAGGGCGCGGTAGTTAGTTTCAGACATTTGGCAGGGCCTCCAGGGCGCGGCGGATGGTTTCATGAGCCACCCCGCAATCACGGTTAGGCGGCAGCTTGCTAAGAGCCAGCAGCGCCTGCTCCTTCAGGCTCGGGGGTTTGGGGCGGCGGGCGGCGCGGAGTTCAGCGGCTTCTGGAGTTGAGATGCTCCCCTCTACCCAGCCATAACACGCCTCCAGCTCTTGCTCGGCACCCCATTGGGCGGCGCGGGTGGCGATGTGTTGTTCGTACGCCCAATCTTCTTCGTTGTGTTTCACATCTGATAGGTAGGCGTCGTTTCCCCACTGCTGCACTAGCTCAGGCGGTGGGGTGATGGGGTGTTGTGTGCTCATTGCGATGCGAGGTAATGGGCTGGGTCAATACCGGCGGCGAGGCAAGCGTCAGAAGCAGCTAGAAGGGCGACGAGGCAAGCGTCGTCTTCATGGTTGACCGCCATCAGCCACGCTGCATTAGCGCGGATGTACTGCTCAAGCAACGCCTGCTGCTGGGGGGTGAGTTCTGGCTTATCCATCAGAACGCAACCTCATCGTTAGCTTGCGCAGCGCGTGGCAGGAACTCAAACCGTTGCACGCTAAACACATGCTTGCTGCGCTTAGAGCCGGTTTCCTTATCCGCCCACTCTTGGCGGCGGATGTTACCCGTTACAAAGATGCTGTCGCCTTTTTTGCAACGGTCAACTACTACCTCAGCAGACTTACCCCAGATCTCAATGTCAATTGCATTGTTAATCCAGTTGCCGTCTTTATCCTTGCCCTCTTGGATGCCACCTGCAAAGTTAGCAACCATGGTGCCGCTATCAAATGTGCGCAGTGCAGGCTCAGTGATGATGCGAATGATGCCGGATGCGTAAAGGCTCATGTCAGTGGTGTAATGGAGTTGGATTCTTCAAATGCCAGCACTTGCGCTAGCGGATACCGCACCCGTGGCGTACCAGCAGGAAAGCCGATACGCGGGATGGTGTAGTACCTAGGACCGATGCCGCGTGCGCGTTGGTTTTTGATGGCTGCTGGTTGCAACCCCCAACGCGCTGCAAGCTGGTCAGTTGTTAGGTACGGCTCAGTCATCAAATGGATCCTCTTCAGCAGTGGTAAAGCTGGCCTCCTTCTCCAGCGCAAGCGCTAGCAGGATCTCCTGCTGCTCAGCGGATAGGTCACCCTTACGAGCTTCCATGCGCTCGGTCACCTTGGCTAGGGCTTCCATATTGGTTGCCTTTGCGATAGCAGCCTTGCCAGCGGTAAATACCTTGTCATCGCCGGCAGGTAGCGCTGGTGCAATAGCAGTGGTGACCGTAACAGGCTCGACAGCCTGCTCCATCTCATCGCTGCTGTAGACGCCGCTTAAATCAGCAGGGAACGCCTTCCGCAATGCGAGTGCCTCAGAGCACTTGGCAATCATGGTGGCGCCCATCTTGGACCACAGGCCCTGGCCAGCGTTGTAGTCAGCAAAGCGGGCAACACCAGTAAATGGATGGCCAGCACCTTTGCGCCAGATTGTGGTCTTAGCTGCTGCAGGTGGTTTGCTGCCAAGCCATACATCAGTCCACTGGCCGTCATCACCACACCAGAGCGTCTCAGAGCCGTCTAGCTGTCCGGTACGCTCCGCAATGCTGCGCAGGCCGTCGATGCCGGCTTGGATGGTCATCTTGCCGCCACGCTTGATGGCGTAGATCTGCTTGCTGAACGGGTCAAGCCCAGTCCGCTGGCAGGCATACGCAAATAGCCGTAGCTCGTCACCACTGCAGCCAGGCGCAATGGTGGTGCTGATCAGTTGGGTCTGCTCTGGTGTCCAGAGCGCTAGGGAGCTAGAAGTCATCGGAGGTAATAGTTGTGGTGCCGTAGAGCGCCCAGTTAGGCAGGCTCAGCGGTTGGATGGTGTTGCCGTAGCCAGGCCATTCGGCAATAGCGTGGCAGTCGGCAATGGTCTGCAGGTTGTTGCGGCGTTCCGCTTCACCATGCAGCGCTGCAGTCTCGTCTAGCTCGTACACGCCAACGGCATACGGGTAGGTTTTCTCAACAGCAATGAACACAAACCGCTCAGCGAAGGTGCCGGCGAGGTAGTGGTTCTGCTGAATGTGGTACCGCCACTGCGCAACCGACTTAGCGAAGCCCTTGGGGCTGGCATCAGTTGTGGTCTTGAGATCCACGATGGTGGCGCCGTTGTACCAGTCAGGGCGGCACTTGCAGCGCAAACCTGTTTGGATGTCATCCCACCAGAAGCTTTGCTCTGCCTTGCCGTCACGCAGCAGTGCTGCAGCAGCTTGATGGCTGCGCACGCTGGCGGCCATTGCCAGAGCCTGCTCCATGTCAGTGCTGGTGACCGCCTCGATGCCGCCGGCTTCCATCTCGGCAGCCATCTCCTTGCCGGCTTTGGTATTACGCGGTAGGCAGATGCCATACCGCTTGCCCATCTCCTCAGGCTCCAGCACGGCGCAATGGGTCAGGCTGCCGAGCTTCATCGCAGCCGTCTGCACTGATGGCGGACGGTCTGGCGCTAGGAACCTGCTCCAATAGTGGTAGGGGCTGGCAGCTACAGCGTGCAGGTGGCTGGCGCTGATAGCTGGATCGGCGTGGTAATCAGCATTGCTGGTCATGCTGCTACCCCTGCGCGCATGGTCTGATGCAACCTGCTGGCGGCGCCGTAGGTCGCGACCATCTCAGGGAATGCATCAAGGATGCGGCGTTTGTTGTTGGGGTCAGCGGCAAGGCCAGCATTGCCCATTGCTTGGTAGAAACTGCCGGCGTATTTGCTGGCGGTAACGAAGGTCCAGTAGATGTCAGATTCGCTCATGGCTTGAGGTTGGTATGGCACGCGGGATGGTTGTGGTGGGCTTGCACAGTGGCATCACGGCCACCGGCATAGCCAGCGGCGTAGATGGCAGCAAGCACCACCAATGCGGTGATGCGATTAACCCAAGGGTTGGTGATCATGCGAGTACCTGACGGACGCGGTAACGGGTGATGTTCATGTGCTCTGCAATGCGGCGCTGCGCCCAGCCGTAGCTGCGCAGCCGCTTAATGCGTTGCTCGGTGCTCTCAGTGGCCCATAGCAATACCAGCAGCGGCAGTAGCAGCAGCGCTAGTAGCAGGGCGATAGTCGTAGCGGTCATGGCTTTCGGTTTGGGGCGCCGGGTCTTCCGGCTTGTGCGTATCCTACACCCTATGCCGCCCTCGTCAACCGTCAGCAGTCGTAATCCGTAACGCATCCTCGACGCTCCTGGCTACGCCAGCGATGCCACCTGCTGCCTGCACTGCATCTAGCCACTGCTGCTGCTCTGGCTTCACCCTGCCGGTAGGGGTCTTGACCTCGATGCTGGTAAACACCGCCACCTGCTGGCCCACCATCTCTGGGGTGATGGTGACGGTGCTCCAGCCGATTAGGTCAGCGCTGCCCTTGCATAGCCCGAAGCTCACTGGGCGGCCATGCTGGTCTCGCAGCGTGCCGGTGTTATTGCGGAACAATCTGGTAGCCCCAGTGCTGCAGGTCAGGCGGATGTGTTGCTGGATGGATTGTTCAGACACCATGCCTCTTGGCCAGTCGCGCCTGGTAGACACGTTCAGCCCATCCTCGCTTGTAGCCGCGTTGCTGCGCTAGTTGGCGCAGGTCGTCGAGGCTTTGAGCGGTGCCTTGTTGGCGGCGCTGCTGCTGCCTCTGAATCTCCACCAGCTCACCTTCAACCTGCTGCAGCTCGCGTACCTCAGCGGCGAACGTATGGCCGCACTCGCCGCACTGCTTAGCCTGGCTGGCCATTGCAGCGAAGCACTGGGGGCACACCTTGACGCTGGGCGCTGCGTCGCGGTCGCGCTTAGCTAGGCCCTCAAGCGTCCACTCACGCGGCTCTAAGTGATGGCCGAGCCGCAGCGTATTGCCGACGTGATCCAACACCACTGCAGCAGCCTTGCCGGGTGATGGCCTAAGGCAGCGACCGATCATCTGCAGGTGCAGGCTGGTGCTAGCGGTAGGCCGTAGCAGGATGCAACCGCCAACGCTGGGGACGTCCACGCCTTCACCGATAAGTGCGCAGCTCGTCAGGATGCGTATCCGCCCAGTGCCTAGCGCTTGCAGCAGGTCACGCCGTTGCTCGCTGGTCATGCTGCCGTCAATGCTGGCGGCTGGGATGCCGTTGCACTGGAAGAGAGAGGCCACTGCCTCAGCATGAGCCACGCTGCAGCAGAACGCGATTGCCGTCTGGCCGTCTAGGTGTTTGCGGTAGTGGCTTAGGCAGTCGCCCATGATCGTGCCGATACGGTGCTCAGCTTCCTTGGTGTCAAAGTCACCCATCCGCTTGCGTAGGCCAGTGGTATCAAAGCCCGGCGGTGCCAGCACTCGCGCAGGTGCTAGGTAGTCGTTGTCGGTGAGCCATGCGGCGCTTGGTCCTTCAACCATCGCCTGGTAGTGCTCGCCTAGCCCGCGACCATCGAGGCGTATCGGTGTTGCGGTGACACCCAGTAGATGCGCAGATTGGAAATGCTCCAATGTCTGGGCCCAAGATTTCGCATTGCTGTGGTGCGCCTCGTCGATGATGACTAGCTGGAAAAAGTCACGCGACAGATTGTGGAGTCTGCGTGCAAGCGTCTGGACGCTGGCCACCTGCACCGCTGCGGATAGGTCCATGGCGCGGTTGGCAGCAATCACACCATGCGGCATTGGTAGTGCGCGGCACGCTTGATCCAGCAGCTCCTGGCGGTGCACCGCAATCAGCACGCGGTTACCTTTCTTGGCGGCAGCTTGGGCGATGTGACTGAATATGCAAGTCTTGCCGCCGCCGGTACTGAGCACCATGAGCACCTTGCGGTGGCCTAGCTGGTATTGCAGGCGGATGTCGGTTACTAGCTGTTGCTGGTAGGGGCGGAGGGTCATTGGCATCGGTCCGCCACCACATGCAGGCTTTCTGCAGCCCTAGTAATGCCGACGTAAGCAAGTTGATTTTGCTGGGCGGTGGGAGCAGATCCCCACCCGTCAACACTCCAGTGCAAAAAAACATGTTGAAACGTGCTGCCTTGAGATTTGTGAATCGTCAAAGCGCTAGCAGGTTGCAGCTTGCCAACGCAATCCTTGCGGCAAAAATACAAACTCCACAGCTCGGATCGTTCTTTGCCCATAGAAGCCGCTGCTTCATTGGCAATGCTCTTTAATGATTCTTTCCAGCGCTGTTCGTGTTCTTTGGCAATAACACGAAAGGTTTTTGCCATATAAAAATCGCCGGTAACCGTCAGCTCCCATGTGTCCCATGGTTCATCGGTTGGCAAGTCGCCGGCACCAGTAAACCGGTACGGGCTGCGCTTTGCCTCTTCAATCAGTACGTCCATCGTGCTATTCAGCAGCAGACCGGTCCCTAGCGGATCTGGGATTGCGTCTACCGTCACACAGGTCATGCCCTCCACGAACTGTGGCGCGTTCAACCCGTAGCGGCGGTGGTGAATGCGTGCATTCATTTCGTCCACCGCCTTGTTTGTATAAGCCAACGCTCGGCAAAAGTCAGGATTTCTCATTGCTTCTCTTGATGCCGCCATTTCAAGCAAAGCGGCGTTCCACTGTTCCCGGCTGCGATAGGCCACAATGCGGGATCCACCGCCCTCGGCTGTCGCAAATCGGGCTCTGCCAACTGGCATCTGCCTAGTAGCAGTGGCTAGGTTCAGAATCGCACCGTCATGACGCAGCACTTCGGTCAGCCGATAAAGCGAGCTGCCTTCGGTAAATGCCCTGCACGCTTGATCCTCGCCCACCGGCAGCAATTGGCGGTCATCGCCGACAAACACCACGGGACGGCCCTGAAGCTCAATTAATAACAAGTCATAAAGTTCACTATTAAGCATTGATGTTTCATCAACAATGACAACATCAATTCGACGCAACTTAACCATTTCTTTCTCTTCATCGTCCCATTCATCTTCCTTGTTAAGCATGTTCTTGCCGCCTGGGTCCGGCCTAAACGCCTCTTTGCCTGTATCGCGATCACGGACCTGTTTCAAACCCAATAAACGTGCCACTGTGACGGCCTCAAATCCGTGAGCGCCGCAGTTGTCTAGGGCGCGTTCGACTTGCGACCGGGCCTTGTGCGTTGGTGTGGCCACAACAACCCGCTTGCCAAGATCAGCCAATCGAGAAACCAAAGCAGCCGTGGTAACTGTCTTGCCGGTGCCGGCATAACCACAAAGAACGGGCGTTGCGCCTGCCTTGGTGATGTCACGAAGGATGCCCTCGATCGCTGCTAACTGATCAGCAGTGAGCTGTAGTGTCGCCGGCCTGACGGCTGCCGCAGGTGGATCAGCCTGCTCGGCTTCCACAGACTGCGCTGTCAGCAGGTTGTAGAGCTGCGCCGAAATCTCATCGGCAAACACGTCATCGAGCCAATCCCTGAGCGCCAGGATCTCAGCGGCAATTGCATCGCGAGGCGTGCCGGAAGCGTTCATACCGGCTTGCTCTATTGCCATCCAAAGTGGCTTTTGCTTTTCATTTGCAGGCATAAATGCTCCCATCAACTTGCCAACCCTAGCACCGACCGCTAGGCTGTGCAAGCTAACCGCTAAACCCCATGGAGCTTGCTCACCCCTTATCGGTCCAGTTCACCGCTGAGCAGCTCGCGTGGCTTGATAGCCGTTGCGTTGCTGGCTTATCCCGATCCGCCACGCTTAGGCTGGTAGTCGAGGAAGCCATGCGCCTGCACCGCGATGGCATCCTGCCGGCGACCAAGCGATGACCATATCTGACCTAACCAACGGCAGGTGGCTTGACCTGCTGCAGCATCTTGCTGGCTTGACGCCGGAGCAGCTCACCGACAAGCATCAGCCGTGCCCGTTATGTGGTGGCAAGGATCGCTATCGCTTTGATGATCAAGACGGCAGCGGCTCTTGGTACTGCAATAAATGTGGTGGCAAGGATCAGCAAGGTGGCGGCGGCAGCGGCATGGATATGCTTATGCGTCGCATGAACTGGAGTTACGCCGAAGCCTGCAAGCGCATCGAGCAGCGTCTTGGTGTGATACCAGAGCCACCAACCGCTGGCGCCGAGAACGTCTGGCATTACACCAGCACGTTTATTGTCACCCGCTTTCCAGGCAAAAAGATTCGCCCACTGTCATGGGATGGCGAAGCATGGCGATGGAAGGCACCACCATCACCACGTCCGCTGTACTGGGCTAGGCGCGACCCAACTGCAGCAGTGCTCATATGCGAAGGCGAGAAAGCTACTGATGCAGCTCAGCGTTTATTTCCATCTGCTGCTTGCTGCTGCTGGCCATCCGGCTGCAAAGCCATCGACAAGGCCGACTGGTCGCCGCTAGCCGGTAGGCGTTGCGTCCTATGGCCTGATGCTGATGCCGCTGGCCGAGAAGCAATGGCCAAGTTGGCGCCCAAGCTGCTCAAGGCTGGTGCCGCTCAAGTGCGCATCGTCCAGCCACCTGCTGACGTACATGAAGGCTGGGACTTAGCAGATGCAACATGGTCGCCAGCCGAGGCATCCATTTATCTCAAGGCCAACCGCTCGACACCCATTGAGCTGCCCGAGCTGGCGCCGCTGCCAGAGCCTGAGCCAGCCATTGACCCCGATCCGCTGCCAGCAGTAGGCGAATATTTCACATGCCTTGGCTTTGATAACGACTCCTACTACTACCAACCCAACAGCACCGGTCAAGTCACGCGCCTATCACGCAGCAGCCACACCGGCACCAACCTCGTAGCCATTGCGCCGCTCTCCTACTGGGAGTCGCTATACCCATCTAAGACTGGCGCCAACTGGACTGCAGCAGCCGGCAGCCTCTTTGCGCAGCAGGCTGCAGCAGGTGTCTACAGCCCTGATCGCATCCGTGGCCGTGGTGCATGGTGGGATAACAAGCGCACCATCCTGCACCTCGGCGACCGGCTCATCGTTGATGGCATCCCGCAGCGCACATCCGATGGCATCAGCGACAGCGCCTACATCTATCAGCGCCTTGCCAGGTTGCATGGGTCCAATGGCGCCAAGCCGCTCACCGACACCGAGGCATACGAGATCGGTGAATTAGCCGAGCGCTTCCACTGGGAGGTGCCTGCATCTGGCTTGCTACTAGCCGGCTGGGTGACACTTGCCCCGATCTGCGGTGCCCTTGCCTGGCGACCTCATGCATGGCTAACCGCTGGTGCCGGTTCCGGTAAGTCCGCAGTGCTTGAGAAGTACGTCGTCCCATTGCTTGGCGACATGGGCCTGATTGTTAGCGGTAACACCACTGAGCCTGGTATCCGCCAAGAGTTGCGTGCTGATGCGCGACCGGTGGTCTTTGATGAAGCTGAATCCAATGAGCGCTCAGACCAGATGCGGATGCAAGCCATCCTTGGCCTTGCCCGCGTTGCATCCAGTGAATCCAAGGCGCATACCCTTAAAGGCAGTCCAGAAGGCGATAGCCAGCGTTACACTATCCGCTCAATGTTTCTTATGAGCAGTATTGCTACCGCACTCAAGCAAGGTGCTGATAAGTCACGCTTTGCGCAGCTTACATTACGCAACTCAAGCGATATCGCCAAAGATGAGCGCATCGCTCACTGGGAGTCCCTAGAGCGTGATCTTGATCGCTGCATATCAGAATCAACGGGTCAGCGATTACAAGCCCGGACTATTGCACTCATACCCACAATTCGCGCGAGCGTTCGTATCTTTACCCGTGCAGCAGCAGAAGCATTTGATAGCCAACGCCTTGGTGATCAATACGGCACTCTTCTAGCCGGCGCATGGTCTTTGCAATCCAGTGAGGTCGCCACACGCGAGCAGGCATGGAACCTAATTGAGCAGAACAATTGGGAGCCATACAGTCAATCAACTGAGGTGCCAGATGAGAAGCGTTGCCTACAACGCATCCTGCAATATCAGCTTCGCGTTGAAGGTGACAAGACCGTTACACGCACCATCAGCGAGCTTGTGGACCTTGCCTTGCACCACGGCAATGACCTGAACGTGACCGCTGAATTAGCCGAAGCCACCCTTGGCCGCAATGGCATCAAAGCCGAAGCTGGCCTGCTCTACGTCTCCAATACTGCCAATTCCGTGGCATCCATCCTCAGCGACACGCCATGGAGCAATTGCTGGCCGACGGTGCTTGCGCGTCTAGCCGGCGCTGGTCGCCCTGGCGTTACCCGATTCCGTGGGATGTCAGGCACCAGCAGGGCTGTCAGCATTCCAGTAGCCACAATTTGACCGTTACGGTCGCCTTTGCTTGTTACGGTGCCTGTTACGGTAAAAACCCTGTCGTGGACTGGGTTGTTACGCCTGTTACGCCTGTTACGGTTGCTCGGTAGAGCCCCCCTTATATAAGAAGCCCTACCTACCTACTGATCTGCCTGTCCTCTTGTATGTATGTCTCTTCTGAAAAAGGCGTAACAACGTAACAAGAGGCTGAGATCCCACTGCTGGTGGGCGATCTCGGGTGTTACGGTAGGCGTAACGCACCGTAACAGGCGTAACACCCCCATGCAAGAGATCAAAGTCCGTTTTGAGCCCGCTGACCTGACCGCATTGGACCACCAAGCGGCAGCAGCAGGCACCAGTCGATCAGCGTTCATTCGCAACAAAGCGTTAAGCCTGCCTGTTGCACGGTTGAACACGGTGGAGTACCATGCGCTGGTTGCTGATGCAGTTAGCGCTATGCGCGGTGACTTGCCTCGGCTGCAGGTTGAATATCTCGTTGCTTATGTCATCACCAGACTTGATCAACATTCCCGCCAAGCAGTCGCCGGTCATCAACCGGCTGCATGACTGCATGACGCAAGCGATGGCATACGCCCATGCCATCCGCGACAATGCTCAAGATGACGGCGTGCCCATCCCCATGGAACTCGTCGTCAGTTTTCAAGACGATTACAACAACATCATCGCTGCACTCAATGAAGCTCACAATCTCGCAAGCTGATCTAGACCATGCACTGCGCACCATTGCACCTGCAGTTGGTGTCCGCAGCTCACACCCGATCCTTGACTGCTGCCTCATCACCGCTGGCGGCGGCAGTGTCACCATCACCGGCTACAACCTCGACCTAGGCATCACGGTGACCATTCCAGCCGTGGTCAATACCGCTGGCGCTGTAGCGCTGCCGTATCGGCTCCTAGCTGGCCTTGTAAGCCGCATGGACGATGGCGAGGCTGTGGACATCACAGATGGCGCTGTAAGCGCTCCTGGGGGCTCCTATGGACTTGCGGTGTCCGATGCTGCGGATTACCCCGCAATGCCCGTTGTAGAGGCTGCTAGCGCTGATCTAGACATCACCGCTGGCGTGCGCGCTTGCCTAGTTGCTGCCAGCAACGATGCATCCAAGCAAATCCTGCAGGGCATCCACCTTGCAAGCGGCTACATGGAGGCCACTGATGGTCACCGGCTAGTGCGGCTGCCGGTAGCACTGCCAGACGGCATTAACCTCACCCTGCCGGCCAGCACCATGAAGCTGTTGCAGGATCGCACCGTTGGCATTGCTGCAGCCGCTGGCCAGGCCGTCATTGATGCTGGCGATGGCATCACCATCTACAGCCGCATCCTTGATGGCACCTACCCCGACGTAGCCAAGCTCATCCCGCCAACCTTTGAGCACACCATCACACTCGACCGCCATCGCTTTGCACGGTGCCTTGAGCGTGTAGCACTCATCGCTGAGGCGCATAACTCCGTGGTCAACCTGCTCATCGGTGACAAGGGCACCATGGTTATCACCGCCGACTCCGACGGCAGCAACGGCACCGAAGCCATCAAGTACACCGGCACTACCGGCAAGCTTGCCCTAGCTTTCAACGTGCATTACCTCCTAGATGGCCTTAAAGCGTTTAGGTCTTCAGAAACCATTACACTGTCAGCAAATGGCTCAACTACTCCTGTAGTATTGACGCCATCCAATGCACCAGATCAGACCTACCTGATAATGCCTGTGCAAATTCGCAATTAAAGCAGTGGCGCGTAAGTGCAACAACTCAGAGTCAGAGCAGCGTACAAATGCTGTTTATGACTTGCTCTTGCGCGCTCACAGCAGGAAGCAAATTATTCAGTTTGCGGCGGAAAACTGGGGGGTAGGAGATCGTCAAACTGATGTTTATATTGCCCGCGCTCGTCACTTACTGACCCTAGACGCAGAGCTTGCCCGTCCGCAGTGGATGGAGTCAGCATTGGCCAGGTTGCTTGAATACGAGCGCCGCGCTGCTGATAAAGACCAGATCAACACTGCGCTCATAGCACTAGACAAACAAGCGCGGCTGTTGCGGTTTGAGATGTCGTGAGCCTTGTTGCTGGTATCTGCGAAGATACACCGCTGCTTAGTTTTATGGAGATGCCAACTGCAGCATCCATGGATGAGCTGCTGGTAAGCATCCGCGCAGACTTGCATCCAGGCCAGCTTGCGTTTGTGGATGACACCGCCACGCAGATCATTGGCATCTCGGCTGGTTATGGCGCTGGCAAGACCCGTGCGCTATGCGCTAAGGCAGTGATGCTGGCTGCAGCTAACCAGGGCTTTATCGGCGCCGTGATGGAGCCCACTGGCCCGCTGATCCGCGACATCTGGCAGAACGACTTCGATGACTTCCTAGAGGCCTACGACATCCCGTACACCTTCCGCGCTAGCCCGTTGCCGGAGTACATGCTGCACCTGCCTGGCGGCGACACCAAGATCCTGTGCCGATCGTTTGAGAACTGGTCACGCATCATTGGCCTCAACCTTGCATGGGTGCTAGCGGACGAGATTGACACCGTGACACCTGCTATCGCCAACAAGGCATTCCCCAAGATCCTTGGCCGCTTGCGGTCAGGCAATGTCAGGCAGTTTGCAGCAGCATCAACACCAGAGGGCTTCCGCTGGATGTGGAATACCTTCGGCAGTGATGACGCCCAGCAGCGCACTGATCGCAAGCTGATCAAGATGCGCACTGCTGACAACCCACATCTACCGCCGGACTTCATCGAGCGGCTGCAGGCCAACTACGACCCACAGCTACTACGCGCATACCTCGACGGTGAGTTTGTCAACCTCACCACTGGCCAGGTATATGACCGCTTTGACCGCGCCAAGCATGTGTCCGCACAAATGCCGGACATCAGCGAGCAACCGTTGCGCGTTGGCGTTGACTTCAACGTAGGCAACATGTCGGCCGTTGTTGCTATTAGGCAAAGCAACAGCCTGCTAGTGATTGATGAAATATCTGGCGCTCATGACACCGATGCCCTAGCGCAGGAGATCAAGCGCCGCTACCCCGATCACCGCATCTACGTTTATCCAGATGCCAGCGGCGGTAACCGCAGCACCAATGCAAGCCAAACCGATATCCAGATCTTGGAGTCTTATGGTTTTAGCAACCAATCACCACGCAGCAACCCTGGCGTCCGTGATCGAGTGGCGGCTGTGCAAGCATTGCTAGAAAATGGCAAAGGTCAGATCCGGTTGCAGGTGTCAGAAACTTGCAAGCGCATGATCGAGTGCCTAGAGCTGCAGAGCTACAACGAAAAAGGCGACCCCGATAAGGATGGCGGCTACGACCACATGAACGATGCATTGGGTTACGTCATCTGGCGTGAGTTCAACCCACTGCATGCAGGCGCTGGGCGTGGTACGGGTGTGCGCCTATATTGAACTGACAGCAGTCGATGTAGAACATGTATTCGGGCCTGGGTGCATACGACCGACCTCTGACAGAGCGCAAGGTAACTCGCGTTCAAGACCCGAATACCGCTTGGTACGCGCAAGAGCAGCATTGGATCTTGATTGAAGATCTACTGCAAGGCACCTTCGGGATGCGGCAGAAGCATCGCCGCTACCTACCGCAGGAGCCACGCGAGCAGGATGAGTCCTACGACAACCGCCTAGCCCGTAGCGTATGCCCGCCGTACTACCAGCGCCTTGAGCGGTTGCTAGCTGGTATGTTGACGCGCAAGCCAGTGCGGTTGGTTGATACCAGCGACACCATCACCGAGCAGCTATTTGATGTTGACCTCAACGGTAATGACCTCAACGTCTGGACATACGAATCAGCACGCAAGATGGTGCGTTATGGCCATGTTGGTACATTGGTAGATGCACCTGCTGATGGCGGTAGACCCTATTGGGTGACATATACGCCACGGCAGATCCTTGGCTGGCGCACTGAAGCAAAGGAAGGTAAGCAGCAGCTAACCATGCTCCGGTTGCAGGAGGTAGCCAGTGTGCCTGATGGTTTGTACGGCGAGAAGCTAGTGCAGCAGGTGCGGGTGCTGACGCCTGGCGAATATGAAATCCATCAGAAGGATGACAAGGGTGACTTTCGCGTACTAGATGAAGGCCGCACCAGCCTTAGCGAGATCCCGTTCAGCATCGCCTACGCCAACCGCATTGGCTTTATGGAGTCGCGGCCACCGTTGGAAGATATTGCAGAGCTGAACCTAAAGACGTATCAGATCCAATCAGACCTTGACAACCAGCTGCACATCTCAGCAGTACCGATGCTGGCCTTTTACGGCTTCCCATCAAGCGCTGAGGAGGTATCAGCTGGCCCCGGTGAAGCTATCGCATTTCCCGCTGAAGGCCGCGCTGAATACATCGAGCCAGGTGGTACTAGCTTTCAGTACCAGTTCAAGCGGCTAGAAGCATTGGCGATGCAGATCAATGAGCTGGGGCTATCAGCAGTACTAGGCCAGAAGCTGACGGCTGAAACCGCCGAAGCCAAGCGCATTAACCGCAGTCAAGGTGATAGCACCATGATGGTGATTGCGCAGAACATGCAAGACATGATCGACAACTGCTTGCAGTTTCACGCGCAGTACCTCGGCCAAAATGAAGCCGCCGGTAGCAGCCACGTCAACCGTGACTTTATGGGCACCAGGCTTGACCCGCAGGAGATCAACAGCCTGCTCCAGCTTTACACTGCAGGGACCATCACCCAAGAAACCTTGCTACAGCAATTGTCTGATGGCGAGGTACTAGGTGATGACTTCGACGTTGAGGAAGAATTGGATGCTACAGCAAATGCGGGAATGGATCTACAACCTGCTCGACAACCTGATCAGTTGGTTGATCGACGTAGCAGTGATGATCGAACCGGAGAA